CCTGTTGGCGTTGCATGCTCTCGTCGGCCTTATAGGCGCGGATGTCGATGAGCGAGGCGACGTGCCGGATGTGGGCGTACTTGAGGGCCTTGCGGCTGGTGTCCAGCGTGGTGATGGGAAGCTGGATCCGGCCGCTATTGATCTCCGTCACGAACGACTGCTCGTTGAGGTTGCGGAAGTACTGCTCGCGTACCTTTTCCAGCGGAATCAGGACGTCCCCGAAGATGCGATAGAGCAGTTCGACGGTGACCGATTCGGGCGCTGGATGCAGACGAAGCGGGTTTTGTGTTGTGTTACTCATGGCTTTGTTGGGCCTCCTTGCGTTGTCTTCTTGCCAGGTGGTTCCAAGCGTTCAGGCAATGGCGTCTGGTAAGCTCGCGCAGATGTTCGGGCACTTCGAGGAGCGCGGCATTGCGCTCTTCGCGTGTGCGCAAGACGATGATCTGGCGGGCGTAGTCCCTAGGCCACGTCACGGCGGTCTGCCGGGATAGCAGGCAGATCGATACCCATCTGGTCGGCCAACCAGCGGATGCCGGCTTGTCTGACCTTGGTCGACTGGGTGTACTGCAGGCCGTATTTCTCGTGAAACCACTGGCCGTCCTTGATCCGCAGGTACTGGCGGTCACGGGTGGGGTAGGCCGGCAAGCGACGTTCGTTGAGCAGATCTTTTTCCTGCATGAGAGCAATCAGCTGGGGCCGGGTCAGGCCGAGCTGAGTCGCGGCTTGAGCGAGGGTACGTTCCATGGTGCCCCCCTCAAGCAGCGTGAGCGGCAGGGGTTGCCGCTGCCGCGAGATGGTTGATGGACTCGCTGACCTTGCCGTAGATCTCGACATCGGAGCCGCACACGGTGAAGCATCGTGTGTGTGGGCTTTTGTTGCCGATGCTCAGGATGGCGGTGACACCCGAGCGCGTGTGGGTGCGATGCAGCGCCACGTGCAGGGGGAGGTCAAAGCCCATGTCGAGGCTCAGTACGCCGCCGGTGTGCACCAGCTCGAACACGCGCTGCCTGTCCTGAACTTCAAAGCGGCCGTATTGGCGATCTGCATGAGGTCGGTGCACCAGATCGCTTGTGTTGCTCGGGTCGAGCAGACCGTTGGCAATTTCTTCGATGAAGTCGGCCAGTTTGAGATGCATTTTCTTGTCGTTCTGCAGAGTCAGCGTGTGGCGTTCGCTGCCCAGCTCGACGACGAAGGTGCTCTCCACCGTGCCGCGTTCAGCCTTCAGACGGAACGCCAGGCACTCACGCTTGGGCGCCGTGCGGAGGACGTGGTTGAAGGTTTCGGTCAGATTGACCTGGGCGTTGAGCAATTGCAGGGTGCGGTTGTCGATTTTGTACTTGATCATGCTGCATGCCCTCCGCCGTTCGGGTCGAAACGCTTGGCAGGAGGGCGGCTTTTTTGTTTCGAATTGGCGCTGATAAAAGAGCAGCCGCACTCTCGGGCCAGACGGCGAACTTCGAAAATGCGCAGGGGGTCAGCAATGGTTGGGTGAACGTGTACGGTCGCGTTGGTATGCATAAGTTTGCCTCGCTCTGTGGTGAAAGAGTGAGGGCAAATTAGCAACAGCTAATTAATTTCGCAATAGCAAATGCTAAATATCAGATTTCAAAATGCTTGGACGGTTTCAAGATGGCGCCCATGTAGTGGATTTTTTCGACAAGATGATCGTCCAGGAAGATAGGAGGGTAGCTGTCGCTAATGCTATCGAATCTGAATTGGCCATCCCGGTGGTAAATAAACTCTTTCACCATCGCCCTTCCGTCGGTCGTTCTGACCAGGACCTCATCTCCTGTTTGATAGCGATGGTTCGGTTCAATCAGCACAAATTCTCCGTTTTTGATGCGCGGATGCATGCTGCTTCCCACGACTTTCAAGCCGTAGGCATCTGGGTCGGAGCTGATGATTTCTAAGTACCCGTCCTCATGGCCCGCAGAGTACTCGAGGGCGTCGAAAAAACCGTCGGAGCTCAACATCGCTTTTCCTATGACAGGAACCGGAGGGGGGGCGCGATGTTTGCTTGCTTCGCGCTCTTCAGACGCCCGCAGCGCGGTCTCATTGATCGCGGCATTGAAAAAAGCTGGGTGAGGCAAAACTGGAGGTTTAAGGCCAAGAGCAATCCACTCGGCAGTGATTCGATGCTGATCTTCTGCTGAGTAGGTTCCTGTCGTGAGCAATTCAGCGGGAATGGCAAGCTTTTTAGCAAGATTCGTGGCCGCGCGATCACCCAAGGTTCTATGACCGTTAAGGATCTGTGAAATGTACGAAGCGTCCACATCAGCATGCGCTCCGGCAAAGTCCTTCAGTTGGTTTTCACCAATCAGGGCTTTAAGAATCGTGAGGCGTTTTTCGTAGATATTCATGTGGGGAATCATCCGTGCACCGATAGCAAAATGTAAATTACGTTTTGCTATTGCGAGGCGAATTAGCAATTGCTAATCTTGCGTTGAATAGGAGGTTAGGAATGACGCTTCTCGAATACATAAAGATCCTAGACGACGCACAGCTAAAAACGTTTGCTTCTCGGTGCAATACGTCTGTTGGCCAATTGAAGCAGGTCGCTTACGGCAACCGTCGAGCAAACGCAGGGCTATCAATTGCGATCGATCGGTATAGCGACAGTCATGTGACCTGTGAATCATTGCGGCCAGACATTGACTGGGAATATTTGCGAATGCAGGCCCCTGCTACCAACAGAGTGGAAAACGCGGCATAGAAAAAAGGCGACCCAAGGGTCGCCCAATTCCTCCCGATAGCATCACCACAATGCTGTCGGGTCGCGATGTCGGAAGGCGAGCACACCACATGCTGCCGACTTTCATCGCGTTTCCAAGGCTCGGAAGCCTTGGTGTTGCTGCCTCTTCTTACCACAGAGCAGGCAGCTGTTGCGCCAGGGGGGAACAACGGATTGTTCGCCCCGGCACGGTGCCGGTGTTGGTCTTACGAACCTCGCCGGCGTTTGGGCCATACCAAGCCACGCGACAAATGTATCACCACTCCCTGTCGCGCGGCACTGGCAACTTTTAGGATTAATGCCATGAGCCGAATCGCTCTCAGTTCTCTGGAACGGGCGCAGCGGGAAATCCTGCCGCTCGATTTAGCGCTGTACCACGCCGCTCGCGATTACCCGGGCGGTGCTGCCGCCATCGCTGCCACCACTGGTCGCAACCCGACCACGTTGCAGCACAAGCTGTCGCCGACCCATCCGAGTCACTCCATCAACATTCAGGAGTTCGGCGAGATCCTTGAACTGACCAAGGATCGCCGCATTCTCGATGCGGTGCATGCCCTGGTTGGTGACACGATCTGGCAGGAGCTGGCCGACACCTACACCAACGACATGCCCGAGACCCTGACCACCGGTATCGCCGAATACTTCCGGCAGGTCGCCGATCTGGCCGAGACCTGGGCCAAGAGCATCGGCGACGGCGTCGTCACTGATCAGGAGCTCGCGGCGATTCGCCTGCAGGTGTTCCGGGGCATTCAAGGGCTGCTCGGGTTGTTCAACCGCGCCACCTACGTCAACCAGACGACGCGAGGTGCCGACCGTGGCTGACATCGCCGATTTCGCCAACGATCTGGTGCAGGAACGCATCGATCAGGCTATGGCCGCGCGCAGCGCTGCCAAAGCCGAAAGCGCCGCCCATTCCTTGCTGTTCTGTGAAGCGTGTGACGATCCGATTCCGGAAGCCCGTCGCTTGGCTCAGCCTGGTTGCTCGCAGTGCATCAGCTGCCAGTCCCTATCCGAGCGGGGGATTCAGCATGCTCGATGAAGTGTTGGGGCAATTCGCCGACTACGGTCTGGAGCCAGCGCAACCGCTGGTGTTCGGCAAGCTGACCCGCTGCAAGACATCGCTGGATAAGGGCAAGGAAAAGAACGGCTGGTACGTCGTCCATGAACAACGCACGGAGAAGGGCGAAACGCTGATATTCGGCGCCTTTGGTGATTGGCGTTCGGGCGAGACCCAGAAAATCAAGGTCAAGGCCGGGCGGATGTCGCCGGAAGAGCGCGAAGTGATGCGCGCCCGACAGGAAGAAGCCAAGCGCCGCGCCGCCGAAATCGCGAATAACGCTGCGCGACGGGCCGCGAAAAGGGCGCAGGGATTGTTCGAACGCATGCCGACCACCGGGCGCAGCGACTACCTAGACCGCAAACAGATCGTTGGCATCAAGGTCCGTTATGCGCCGCGCACTGGCGCCGTGCTGGTCCCGATGAAGAATGCCCGTGACCAGATCATGGGCCTGCAGGTGATTTTCCCCAACAAGCAGGAAGACACCGGCCGCGACAAATCCTATTGGCCTTACGGGATGGCAAAGGAGGGCACCTTTCACCTGCTCGGCCCGCACCCGGAGCCGGGCGAACCGGTATTGGTCTGTGAGGGTTACGCCACCGGCGCCAGCCTGCACATGGCGACTTCGCTTGCTGTTGCGGTCGCCTTCGATGCCGGCAACCTGCTGGCCGTGTGCAAGGCCATGCGCGAGCGCTTTGCCGGCTGCCCGCTGATCATCTGCCGCGACGACGACTGGAAGACCACCAAGCCCAACGGCGATGCGTGGAACCCGGGCGAGGAGAAGGCGAGCAACGCGGCCCTGATCGTCGGAGCCCAGGTCGTTGCGCCGATCTTCTCGGTCGAGCGTCACGAGAAGTGGACCGACTTCAACGACCTGCACGTTGCCGAAGGTTTGGAGGCGGTGCGCCGTCAGGTGCTCGCCGTGGTCCGACCACCGGCAGCCGGTGGCTGGAAAGATCAGCTCGCCCGCAGTGAAAGCGGCGCCCTGATCGCGCACATGCAGAACGTCGAACTGATCCTGGTCCACGATGAGCGCTGGGCTGGGGTGATCAGCTACAGCGCCTTCAGCTCGAAGATCGTCAAGCTGCGTGCGGCGCCCTATGGCGGCGGTACCGGCGAGTGGGCCGATATCGATGACGTGCGGGTAATGAAGTGGCTTGCGCAGCAGTACAACCTGCGCGTGAAGTCCTCGCACGTGATCGAGGCCGTCAGCGTCGTGGCGCATGACCATGCGTTTCATCCGGTGCGCGAGTACCTGAAAAAGTTGGAATGGGATCGGGTGCCACGCCTAGAAACCTGGCTCACCGACGTGATGGGTGTGCCTGCCTGCGACTACACCGCGAAGGTCGGCAAGCGTTGGATGATCTCCGCAGTGGCGCGGGTGATGAAACCCGGCTGCAAGGCCGACTCAGTGATGATCCTCGAAGGTGCCCAAGGTGCCGGTAAGTCGACCGCGATGAGCGTGCTGGGCGGTGAGTGGTTTATGGACACGCCGTTTGCGCTCGGCGACAAGGACGGCTTTCAGGCGATCCGTGGCAAGTGGATTGTCGAGCTCGGCGAGCTGGACAGCTTCAACAAGGCTGAGAGCACCAAGGCCAAGCAGTTCTTCTCGGCCTCGACCGACACCTATCGCGAAAGCTATGGCCGCAGAACTATGGACGTGCCACGCCAGTGTGTGTTCGTCGGCACCACGAACCAAGACGAGTATCTCAAGGACGCCACCGGTAACCGCCGCTATTGGCCGGTGGCCTGTACCAAGGTCGACGTGGCGTTGCTGCGCGAGATCCGCGACCAGCTGTGGGCTGAAGCCGTGTTCTGTTATGAGGCGGGCGATCTCTGGTGGGTAACGCCGGACGAAGCGCCGATGTTCGCCGAAGCCCAGGACCAGCGTTTCGTTGTCGATGAATGGGAAGGGCCGATCCTGACCTGGCTGGAGGAATCGCAGATCGGCGAAACCGCCACCGGCAGTGAGGTAATGAGTCAGGCACTGAAGCTGGATCCCGGGCATTGGGGCAAACCGGAGCAGATGCGTGTCGGGGCGATCATGCATCGGCTCGGCTGGCGACGTTTCCGTTTGGGCGCCTTGAGCAAGAGCGGTCAGCGGCCATGGGCCTACAAGAAACCCGAGCATTGGGGCAGGGCGCCTGCGCTGCAAAAGGATGAGTTCGAGGAGCCGTGCTTCGATGATTAAGACAATCGATATGGCCCTCAAACAATGGGCGCAGGAGCTGCACAGCGACGTCGTTGCCGCCGGTTACTCGGGCGGCAACATGGTCGCCATGATGATGGAAAGCGGCGGTCAGCTCGTGCGCGGCAGGCGCGGGAGCAGGGTGCCGCTGGAAGCCTCACTGGACATCGAGCGCATCGTCAAGAAGCGCCTCGATCCCGAGTTGATGACGGTGGTGCAGGTGCATTACTTCCAGCCCGATGCGCCTCTTGCTGCACGCCTGGCGCGCAGTGGCTGCACACGCAACCTCTACTACCAGCGCCTGCATGACGCCCACATCGTGGTCGAGCACTTCCTCCTGGGGGAAGCGGCTTGATCGTGGGCATTACTCTGGCTCACGCCGTCCCACTGGCCTGCCTCCGTCCCACCGCTTTTTGCGGTGGTGGGACGGGCGCAGGCCGCGTCGTTGTTGGGCTGTCCCACCGTCCCACCTTTTTCATGCCTCCCGCCCGTGTATGCGTAGCGGGCATCAATGCGCGTGTTCACGCGCACGCGTGTTTTTAAATATTCTCTCTTTACACGAGAAAGGAGAGTTAAAAGTAGGACGGTGGGGCAAAGCCCCAATCTGCGGGGCTTTCAGACGTCCCACCTTGTTTTGGGGAGGTGGGACGCATGGGACGCCACAACAGCAAAAGACAGCCGGGATAGATATTCACCGACATTCGCCAGCCGTTCACCGGGCGTAACCCACACATTCACCGGATGGCATTAAAACGGTCTTGCTGCCACCAGAATCGACCTGTAAAAAGGGGCCATCTTCGATGGGTGCGACCGCAAAGCGCGGCAGGCCATCCACCATCTGACCCGGCCATTGCGCCGGGTCTTTTTGTTTAAGGGGCAGGGCAATGACGAACGAACAACAGGCGCTGGCAGAAATGCCTATCTGGTTGGTGATTGCCCTGTCATTGGTTGGCGGTGTTTCCGGCGAGATGTGGCGCGCTGACAAGGATGGGGCGCGAGGCTGGGCATTGGTGCGCCGCCTCGCACTTCGCTCCGGTGCCTGCATCGTCTGCGGCGTCTCAGCGATGATGTTGCTGTTCGGTGCGGGCCTGTCGATCTGGACAGCGGGCGCTCTGGGTTGCCTGACCGCGATGGCCGGCGCGGATGTCGCGATTGGCTTGTACGAGCGCTGGGTCGCCAAGCGCCTCGATCTGAGCGAGTCCGAGCCGAAGACATGAACAGGGCAGGCCGGGCGGGGTGCCGAATTTTACGGGTCCTCCCCGAGGGCCGCCCCCTACACGGGTTATCGAACTCGCGGAATCTCTCAACCTTTGCAGGGATGTCCGTCTTTCCAAATGGAAGACGTCAGTCAGCACTGATACCGATCACGTATGTGCCGGTTGTAGTACGAGCCTTTCGATGTGGCAGCCATCAAACCCTGATGCACTGCCGAGGGAACGCCGCAGAAGTCGTAGGAGTGGCCTTGTTCAAAGCGGATCTTCATTCGTCTCGTTGCTGGGTCGTAACCAACCGCGTTCATCGCACTGGAACGCACGGCAATCATTTCCATGACTTCTCTCCCTCCGACAGATCGTCAACAGAGACTAGTCGAGCGAGACGGATCTGCAGCCCAGGCTACCAAAAAGGCGCCGGGGACCCTGAGGACTTTCGAAGGACACGGGGTCGGAAACCCGCGGGATCGCGTTAGTGGGAGGCCCGCCAGCTTACTGAAATTTCAATCCATTGAAATCTTGAAAGGATTCATTGAAAAGCCGCTGAAAAGGAGGACTTATGAGCGCAACCCCGTACCTGTCCAAAAGCGCCTTCGCCGCGCACATCGGCCGGTCACCGAGTTACATCACCTGGCTTAAGGAAAACGGCCGACTGGTCCTGTCTCCCAATGGCAAACAGGTCGACGTGCTGGCCACCGAAGCGTTGATCCGAGATACCGCCGACCCGAGCAAGGCTGCCGTCGCTGCTCGCCACCAACAGGAGCGGCTTCGGCGTGATGTGTACAGTCATGTCTCAGCGCAGTCCGAGCCGACTAACATGGCTGCGCCGCCGCCCGCTGATGCAGCCCTGGGGCAGTCTCCGGACTTTCAGAAAGCGCGGGCTCATCGTGAACATTACTTGGCGCGGATGGCGGAGATGGAGTTTCGCAAGGCGCAGGGAGAACTGGTGGAAGTCAGCCTCGTGCAGAAGGCTGCTTATGAAACGGCCCGTTCGCTCAATCTTTCGTTGATGAGCCTGTCACCGCAACTGGCACCGCAACTCGCCGCGCTATCAGATCCGTGGGAAGTGGAGAGGCAGTTAACCGCTGCGCTGCGCCAACGGCTTAACGAAGCAGCTCAGGTGTCCAGCGACGACTTCGGCTTTGCATTGGATGAGTGCTAACGAAATTCGCTGATTGGACTTCATTCGGCTGGCGACGCAATTGAGTGCCGTCTGCTCTCAGCCATCGCCACCCATTCAAACGTGTCTACGAAACCCGGGCGATTCACCTATTGGTTTTTTTGAATCAACGTGCCTGAAGCCGAATGAGCAGTGGGCCTGTCGCACCTCATGTGCGCGTTAATGTACTCTCATCGCGTTAGGCTAGATGTACCTTGCGCAGTAGCTGTCTGCAGTGGCGGTAGGGATACTGCCCAGCCCTTAATTACAGGAGTTCAAAATTGAATAGAAGCTCGCATAAGACGCCCGCACGATTGGGAAGTGTCCGGAAGATGGCGGTAGTGACGGTCACACTGGTAGTTTTGATTGGAGGCATGGCCGTCTCAGCGCTTGTTCAAAATCGCGGGCTGCATGTTGAAGTAAATCCCAATCAGATAGGTTTGACGCTGCAACCAGCAGAGCAACCGAGCCCTTCTATCTCTACCTACGGCGACGCTTCTCCCATCATCACCGCACCTGATGCGCATGTCGTAACTGAAGCCAAAGGACCAAACAGGCAGGCGCCTGCATATACCTCTCCGAAGAGCGGAATATCCACCCACGGTGCGGCCTCACCAATCGTGACCGGGCAAGGCGCTGTGGTTAAATCCACTGTCGATACGCGGCCATGATGAAGGAAAAACTCCGCCGTGCGGTGATGATGCTTTCGGTGATTGCATTGCCTCAGCTTGCTCTGGCGCAATCCCAGAATATGCAGACAACGGGCCCGTGCTCGTCGATCGTTACCGGAGCGGGCGCATCGGGAAATAGTACTTGCATCGGCGTCACGGACGAAGTGCTGAAGCGCTTGACCGATATCACTGCCGCGAGCCAGGGCCGGAGGCTCTTTGTTGCGGAGGCTTGGCTCAGTCCAACTGAGATGTTCGGACAACCTAACAGTGGTAAGCAAACCGTAAATGAGCAGGTCTATATTTCAGTCCGCGTGACCAATATTACGGCGGCGCCAATTCTCCTGACGTCAGCTAAGTGGGAGATCGTGCAGGCGAGAAATCTGTCGAAAGGTGGCGCCTCATACTTCTCCAAGAACTTGTTGTGGCCCGTGATTTCGATGAGCAAGCCGATCAAAATCGATACTGGAGAACAGGTAGATGTCGAGTTCGCTGAGGGATTGGAGCTGAACGGGATGGCAAGCCGCATCCGTAAGAATCGAGACCTGGACGCTGCTTATACGCTGCCTGGCGCCCCAACACGGATCAACGGCGACCAATACGTCAATTGGTTCGCCGAACAGATGGGCCTGCTGTACGGCGACAAGGCAAAGCTGCGGCTCACGCTTTATGAGGGCGACTACAAGCCTGCCGCCAGCGTTTTAGTGCCACTTACCCAGGGCGTGGACTTCTTCTACCACGGCGAAGCGGTGGACCAGAAAGGAAACGTTCAGTACGCGCCCCGTCTGGCTTACGACGCCTTCCTAGGCCAGTACCTCGAAATGCGTGAGAAGATGGAGCCAGGGTTTAGTATCAATACTCCGCCGACGAGGGTGATCGAGGTGATTCCCGATCCTACCGTGTGGGGTAAGCAAAGGTATCGAGATCTCGGAGTTCAAGAGCA